TGGGTAAAAACTTTAGATCTACTCCCACCGTTGGATTCTCCTCTGCACCAGCTGGTAAAACTACTGCAGCTGGTATAGCATCAGTTTCATATTCATATCCAGGGTGTAAAGGAACAAGTGGTGTAGTCCCCACAATTCTATTAACTAATACTGGATGTGGATACACAGAACCTCCAATGATCACTGTAAATGGTGGTGGTGGATCAGGATTTGCAGCAACTACTGGAATTTCTACTAATGGATCAGTTCAGTCTATTACTGTCACAGATGGTGGTGCTGGTTACACTTCCGCTCCTAAGGTCGCGATAGGAAGTGAACGTGCTACTGTTGGGTTTGATAGTACAACTGCTCATTTTGATTCTACATCCTTTACCTTCGACAATGGTGCTCAAAGGCTAGAAGAATTTGCTGTTGGTATAGCAACTATCAACTCTTCAGGAATAGTGACAGCCATTTATATTGTCAATGGTGGTAGTGGTTATGACTTTACTCCCGTTGTGTTTATCGATCCACCTAAATCAATATCTGACGGTGCAAATGTTGGTGGTGAGTTTGTATTTAATGAAGTGGTCACTGGATCAACTAGTGGAACTACAGCACGAGTTAAGGAATGGAATACGGTAACGGATACAATGGAGGTTGGTGTTATAGATGGAACATTTATTAAGGGAGAGTTCTTGACTGGCTCAACCTCTGGTGCAAAGTATGTAATTGGTAGTACAAATGAGGATGATTTGGTCACACCCTTTGCTGATAATGATACAATTGAGATAGCAGCTGATAAGATTATCGACTTCTCATCCAGTAATCCATTTGGAATGCCCTGATTTAAAACTGTTAAATAGAGGTGTAACAGTGTAAAATAATGTTTGAGTATTTTTACAACGAGATTTTTAGATCCGTAATCATTGGTTTCGGTTCCCTTTTTAATGGAATTCAAATCAAGAAAAAAGATGAGGGTGGTGATGATTTTAGTGTCATCAAGGTTCCTCTTGCTTATGGACCTACACAAAAATTTCTTGCAAGGTTGCAACAAAACCCTGATTTGAATCATCCTACTCAAATGACCCTTCCTAGGATGTCATTTGAATTTACAAATCTTGCGTATGATCCTACCAGGAAGTCAACCAAGACTCAAAGTATGGTTATCACTAATGTAAATGGTGAAGAGGAGAGAAAAACATTTTTACCTGTTCCATATAATATGACTATTGTCCTTTCAGTTTATACAAAACTGAATGACGACATGCTACAAATTACAGAACAGATTGTTCCCTATTTCCAACCGGGATATACCATTCCAATTAAATTTCTAGGGGACTATGAGGAAGTTGTCAATACTCCCGTTGTTCTTGAAAACATTGATATGACTGATGAATATGAGGGTAACTTCGATACTAGAAGAGCACTAATCTATACATTCACATTTACAGCAAAAACAATGCTGTTCGGACCACTCACAGATGTAAGCAAGGATATCGTCAAGAAGGTTACTGTTGGTTATGTTGCTGGATCCAGGTCGAGCAAATACGAAAGAGATATCACGTATCAGGTCACACCTAGAGCGATTAAGGACTATGATGGTGTAGTTGCTACTCTGCTTGCAGAGAATGTGGACATGGTTGAAACCGTCATTGATGTTGAGGACGGAACACAGATACCAGAAGGATCTTATATCTACATCGATCAAGAGGAGATGTATGTTGAGACTGTCACTGGTAACAAGATCCTCGTAAGAAGGGCACAGGATAAATCCCCGATCCAAAATCATGTATTAGGATCTAAGGTCTTTACGATCAATCAGGCAGATAATGTCAAGATTGAAGTAGGTGATGACTTTGGATTTGACGGGAACGTGTTCTGAGGTTAAATTATGGATAAGTATGAAAAACTCAACGAAACATTTGATGTGACACCCGTTGAAATTGAAAAGGTAAAATCCAATGATATCGATGCCAAATTGGCCAAGTTTGAAAACTCCAAGGAAGATATCCGCAAAGACTATGAATACACCAGGGGTAATCTATATTCAATCATTGAAAAAGGACAAGAAGCAATCAACGGTATCCTAGAACTTGCTCAAGAAAGTGAGATGCCTCGTGCTTATGAGGTTGCTGGTCAGTTGATCAAGAGTGTGTCTGATGCCACTGACAAACTCATGGATCTACAGAAGAAGTTGAAAGATGTTAATAAGGAAGAAGAGAAGGGACCATCCTCAGTTACTAATAATGCACTGTTTGTAGGATCCACAGCAGACCTACAAAAAATGCTTAAAAAGGTAAACAAAGATCTAAATACTTAAAAAGAGAAAATGGTAGCTCAATCAGTAAATATTCAAATTGATAAGGGAACTGATTTTTCTCATAACTTTGAGATGAAAAATCCTGACCAGTCTGTGTTAAATCTGACAGGATACTCTGCTGTTGCTAAGATCAGAAAGTTTCCTGAGGCAACTAAACAACATAGTTTTACTGTTGGTATCACGTCGGCAACAGGTATTATTGGGTTGTCGATGACAGTTGGTGTAACCACACAACTGACTAACGGAAGAAACTTCTACGATATTATCATCACATCCGGTGTAGGCACTGTTACCAAAGCATTTGAAGGTAGTGTAATAGTCAATCCATCCGCTTCTGTCTAAATATAACATAAGAGCTCTTTTCTGAAACGTGAAGGAAAATCTAAAAGAGGGTAACCTCCGCAAGTGGTTCCAAGATGGTGGTTGGAACAGATACAACACCAAAGGTGAGAAAGTGGGCAAATGTGCTCGTGATGATAAGGATGGCGACGGTAAGGCAGATGGTCCTAAACCAAAGTGTCTTCCTGCATCTAGAGCAGCAAGTCTTGGTAAGAAGAAAATTGCCGCAGCAGTTAAGAGAAAAAGAAGAGAAGATCCTAATCCCGATAGAACCGGAGCAGCTAAGAACGTAAAAACAGTATCCAAAAAGAACGAGGAATTCGACATGGAAATCCAGGAGTCAGACAAGAAAGGTAAAGGTAGCGGTAAAAAGGATGCATGCTACCATAAAGTTAAAAGAACCGCTAAAGTCTGGCCTTCTGCTTATGCTTCTGGTCGTCTGGTTCAGTGTCGTAAGAAGGGTGCCGCTAACTACGGAAACTCTAAGAATGAAGAGTTCATGGCCCTCCCTGAATTCTCCGATATTCAGATCAATAGTATGAGAGCAGCTGGTATTGAAGTCGAAGTTCTTGATGAGAAGTGCTGGAAAGGATATGAGAAGAAAGGTATGAAGACCATGTTTGGTAAGAGATATCCAAACTGTGTCAAGAAAGAAGAGGTTGAGGTAAGTGAGGAAAAGAAAGAGGGTAAAGAAATCCCTGCAAACGTCAAGAAGATTCCCGATGAGTTGGATGCTGCTGTGAAGATGCACAAGAGTCAAGCAAAGAGACTTAGAGCTGCTGGTGTATCTGAAGGAAAGGCCGATGGTGATCCTTGCTGGGATACCCATAAGCAAGTTGGCATGAAGAAGAAAGGTGGAAGAATGGTTCCTAATTGTGTTCCCAAAAACGAAGAGGTAGAGGTATCTGAAAGACAAAGAGTTCTTGAAGCTCTGAGAAATGAGAGTGTTGAGTTGGAAGATGTAGACGGAAAAAAGTTCGCTGAGGTGATCGATGTAGTCACCAATGAAGATCTTGGAATTACAATGTCCGAAGCTGCAAGAATTCCTCAACAGTATGGAAACATCTATCTGGTAGGATTCAACTGGAAGTCCAGATACATGATGATGAGATTGTTCTTCCCCGATGTCAAGAAGCCTTCTAGAAAAGAGGTACAAGAAGCACTCGACAAAATCTATCCAGGATGTGTGGTTCAAAGATTTGATATTGTTCCTTACAAACCTGGTGAACCCATGTTGAATATGGGTGTAAAGGAAGAGACTGAGCAACTAGATGAGAAGTCTGCAGCATGGCAGAGAAAAGAAGGTAAAAACCCTGAAGGTGGTCTAAATGAAAAGGGACGGAAATCTTACGAACGCGAGAATCCTGGTTCTGATCTCAAGGCTCCTCAACCTGAAGGCGGTCCTAGAAAACGATCCTTCTGTGCAAGAATGGGTGGAGTCAAGGGACCAATGAAGAAGCCTGATGGGTCACCTACTCGTAAGGCTTTGGCTCTTAGAAAGTGGAAATGTTGATTGAGATAAGTCCTTAATATTCATATGGCAAATGATGTTTACTTGGGTAATCCCCTTCTTAAGAAGGCGAATACCGCTATTGAATTTACTGAAGAACAAATTCAGGAGTATCTAAAGTGTAGGGAAGACCCTATCTACTTTGCTCGTAATTACGTTCAGATCGTTACTCTGGATCACGGTCTTCAGCCTTTCAAGACTTACGACTTCCAAGAGAAACTTATTGATAGGTTTCATAAGAACAGATTTAATATCTGTAAGATGCCACGTCAGACTGGTAAATCGACTACCTGTGTCTCGTATCTTTTGCACTATGCTATCTTCAATGATAGTGTTAATATTGGTATCCTAGCAAACAAAGCCACAACGGCTAGAGAACTTCTGGCTAGACTGGCAACAGCATATGAGAACTTACCCAAGTGGATGCAACAGGGTGTTCTGGTATGGAACAAAGGTAACATCGAATTAGAAAATGGATCAAAGATTCTGGCTGCTTCTACGTCTGCAAGTGCTGTCCGAGGCATGTCGTTTAACATTCTCTTCCTCGACGAATTTGCCTTCGTTCCAAACCATATTGCAGATGCCTTCTTTGCCTCTGTTTATCCTACTATTACTTCCGGTCAAAGCACAAAGGTAATCATCGTCTCTACCCCACACGGTATGAATCACTTCTACCGTATGTGGCATGATGCTGAGAAAGGTAAGAATGAATATGTTCCCACAGATGTTCACTGGTCAGAGGTCCCTGGTAGGGATGAAATCTGGAGAGAACAGACTATTGCAAACACATCTGAACAACAGTTCAAGATTGAGTTTGAATGTGAGTTCCTTGGTTCTGTCGATACATTGATTGCACCTAGTAAGTTAAAGTCTATGGTGTATGATAGTCCACTCCAAAAGAATGCTGGATTGGATATCTATGAACAACCCGTGAAGGACCACGACTATGTGTGCACGGTTGATGTTGCTC